TGGTTGTCTGGGGTATCAACAAACATCAATATCCCAATTAAGAAAAACGCCAATCCTACGACACCAAGGGCTAAGACGGGTACGACCAGCTTATCTAGCTTAGTTGCGTGTTCAGATGTGGCTACCGCGGCATAGGCCTGGCGGGCAGAATCTCGGTCTTGGACTTCCAACTTGGCATATTCCAAGTCCAGTTCTTTCAGTTTTAAGGTCATTTCAGGATTGCCCGTAAGCGCTTGGGTGACCCCTTCAACGGTAGCGTCATCAATCCCTAGTTTGCTTGCAATCCAACCTACGGCAGCGCCACCGGCTGGGCCAGCAACCGCAGTTGCTAATACGGGCGCGACCCCTTTAAGTATTCCTAATAGCGTATCCATGAATTAATCCCTATACAAATAAACAAAATTGCTGCCATCCAAGTAGCTACGAGTAGGTCATATCGATTCATTTTTTAGACCTTTCTTCTAGCAGTTTGACCCGCACATGGAGGTCATGGAGTTCCTTATACAGTTCTTCTCGCATCTTAGCCCTGCGTTCTGCTGATATTGGGCTATCTGTTGGTACGCCTTCGTTGGTAATTAGGGCTGGCATTTTGCCCTCAATCTGGGTCAAGCGGGTTTGGAATGAGGATACTTGACCCAATAACCAGGCAATGCAGGCTACCAAAATTGGTATTACCGCCTTTAGTACATCTTGCATATTCATTTTTTAGACCCCCATACCATGTAATAAGCAATCCAAGCTGCCACTAAAAAACACCAGAACTGCACCCATTTAACCTTTGCCAACTCAGCATCAAAATACTTCTTATCCTCTTTTTCTAGCTTTTCAATCTCGGCCTTAATGTCTATTAACTTCTGCCATTCTTTGGTGCCGTACTTCTTAATAAAATCTATGCGCAGCTGGTACTCCTCATCGGAAATCTTTTTGCGGTGTTTGTACTCCTCAAGGGCTTTAAATATTGCCCGCTCTTTCCTTAACTCCGCTTCCCTGCGTTCCCGTATTCTTGCGTTTGCTTGCTGCTTTGCAACATCTACTGCTTCTTTCTGTACTTCCTCAATATTCTTACCAATTTCTCTACCGGCTTCTCTACCGGTTTTCATGCCCTCGCTGATACCCTTGGCACCAGCGGATAGCCCCAGTTCGTCTGCCATATGTCATCATTTTTTGATTCTTTGCCATATATCCGCTATCGGCGTTGAGTTGATTTCTCTCCAGCCAATACAGACGCAGGCAAACATAATAAATAGGAAGAAAGCAAATAAGACCGTAAAAATAATGACCGCAAAAATTGCAATAAATAAAGCAAACATATTAAGTATGGTTAAAAACATTTAATGAGCCATGAGCATGACGGTTAATATAAATAATAGGATTACTATATAAATCCTCTTAGCCCAATACTGCTGATTTAGAATGCGTGGGTCGTGAATTAGGTAACTCTGCAACTCCAGCATATCCTCGTCACTTTCAATGTACTTTGGCCTTAACGGGTTTCGGTCATATTGCGAACCTATCTTAATTTTCCCGTTATTGTATGGCACATCCATTACTTATCCGCTTTGTCGTTTAATCGGTCAAAAAACGATGCCATGATACTTTCCAGCTTGTCAAACCGTGCTGCCATCTCAACCCGTACTTCTTTTAGGTCATCACGGCGCACATAGAGTTCCCGTAAGTCTTTTTCGATTTGGTGGATGTCTCTGCGCAATTCTTTAACAGAATCCCAAAGTTCCCTAGCAAACCAGCCAATAGATGCAATAACGCATCCAAGGCCAATATTGATAATCGTTTGCCATTCCATATTAGGTTTTCATTATGTAGCAAAGAGCGTAATAAGGAGGCAAGTTTGCGTTAGTTCCGCTTGTACCAGCATTAGCAGTCGTTGTAGCTACAGTAATGCCAGTAGTGACAGTTGTAATCGGAGTTCCTGCCGTTGTTGTTGTGCTTCCATTAAAACCATAAATTTGTGGGCCAGAACCACTTGGACCTCCGTTAGAACCAAAATTTCCATTGTGAGTATGCCCAGGGTCTGTTACCGTAGAAGTTGCCGTATGGTTATGGGTAACCACGATAGCATCCGCTGAACCGCCTGTAGCATTGACCGCATAAGTAGACCCAGCGCCTACGATAAAACGGTCTCTAAGGTCTGGCGTACCATTTGAGCCGTTACATAAAACATAGCCAGCAGGGATTGATCCAATCGAGCCAGACCACAATAAAATACCGCCCGCAGGGATTGGGGTAGCGGCTGGTGGGGTTGCGCTCACAATTCCATACAAATTGTCATAGGTTTGGATGGTGACATTGCTTGAATTAGCCAATACAAATTTATAGAAAAACCCGTCTAGTAGCCAAATTGTTGACGGTGGCCGACCATCCGTTCCCAAGATAATGGGGTTGGTATTGGCAATTAGACCGCTGGAGTCTGTATAAGTTGTAAGCGGGGTAGTAGACCCAGCTTGATAGGTATAAAGTTTGCCGGCGTTTAATGGCAGCCCATCATTACTAAAGAACTGAAAGCCATTGCCGATTGGTGAAAGATTAACTGCTGCCATGATTTATTCCTTTTTACTTAGAATGTCTCTAATTAGGTTTGACTTACCTTTAACGCCGGCCAATGGTTCTAAAGATTGTTCTTCAAATTGCCGTCCCGCACGGCGGGCGCGAACCTGTGCCGCAGCCGTTCCAATGGATGCGCCAGGCACCGCCAAATTTAATGTTTGCTCTGCGCCCTTGCTAATTACACCGCCAACCCTTTGTGCCAATCCAGCAACCAATGTATTGCTATTGTTGGCAAAAGTGCCTTTTGGCTGGGCCATAACCTTGCGGGCTACCTCGCCCAAATCTCTGAGAGTTTGAGCCGATGCGCCATCAAAAATGTTTTGTAATTTTGGGTCTAACTCTTGAAGCGCTTTGTTATAAGCGGCTTGCGAGAAATTGCCCTGCTGGTCTACCGATTTGTTTCTTAAATACTCAATAATATTGGCTGCAACTGCGTGTTGGCCATCGGTCCCTTTGCCAAGGGCTTCCATCATGGTTTGCACATTCTTTTCAGTTCCCTTGCCCTTGCTTAGTACAAAAGTCTCAACAAAATTCTCTGGGGCAACCTTATCGTCTACGGCTGCTTTATAGGCTGGATCGCGTTTAAGCGCTTCAAAACGCTCTCTAGCTGCCGTTCTTGCTGCATCTGCCAATGGTTTTAATGCTGCCGCCTCACCAGTTAATGGTAAATCTTCTAGAGAATCTCTGATGATAGAAAGAGCCATAGACGCGTTGCCATCACCGGCCCGCTCGGCTTTTCTTATTTCGGTGGCCAGATTAGTACGCAAAGCCTCAAACTGCTCAAAATCCATCCTACCGCCATCACGATAAGCCTGTAACTGCCTTTGGATGGTAGGTGGCACAAACTCGCTTTTGAGTTTTTTGCTTAATTGGTTATCGGCATTGTTTACAAATGTACGGGAATCAATTGGAAAATTACCGCCCGCTGCCTTTTCTAAATCTTTATACAGGTTACCAATAACGGTGCGCCGGTCATTGTCTATACCTTTGTAGGTATCAATAACAATTTGACCAAAATCGGACGATTTAGAACCTGGCAAATCAGGTGCCGCAAGGTCTCTAATATCAGATAAATTTTTTATTAATGCTTTGTTTGTTTCGCCCATACGGTATGCAATATTTTGCAATTCGCCACGGCGATTTAATTCGTTACTGAGAGCCACTAAATCGCCAGTTGCCTGCCCACGAGTTAAATAAATGGGCGTTGGCAAGCCTAAAGCCTGCACATGGGATTCTAGCGCTGGCAAGTTAATTCGATTAATTGGTATATTTTTAACTTCATTTTGCAACTCTGCTGGTAAGGCATCAATGGCTGCCCTAATTGCTACAGGGTCACGCCGACCAGCTGCGCCAACACTTGCTAATCCTGGCAATGCGGCGGGGTCTTGTTTAAATTGAGGAGCCGTTCCCTCAACAACCGCCCTAACATTTTCGTACTCCTTAACCGACATCTTTGGCTTGCCCTCTGGCTTAGGAGGGGGCAATCGACCCGCAGCGGTTACGGCAGTTAACTCTGGGGCTAATACTGGTGGCAGTTTTGTAGCCTCAAATGCCTTGCCAACCGTTTCTACCATTTCCTTACCAGACTCTGTACGGGGTACATAAGTACCGGCTTTCATTCTTGCTTTAAATACATCTTGGCCAACATTAGGTTTGCCAGTTATCTTTCCGTAGATGTCAGAACCCAATTGTTCCGCAGCGGCAAATGGGGCAGTTACCGCGCCCGTAGCTAGGGTTAATGCGGTTTCTACAGGGGCTTCCATTAAGAATTCCCTAACATTGCGCACTTTGCGTGGTTGGGGTTCTTCAATAACGCGCCCAGATGCGTCTTTCTTTACAACCTCTGGAACGCCAGCAACCAAGGTTTCTCTTAGTTTTGCCTCTTGCGTTATATCACCCATAGCTTGGGTGTTTTTTTGTTTTTCGTATTCTTGTTTGGTAGCGCTTAAAGCACCAAATAAATCAGTTGCTGGCCCAGCAGGTTTGGCTGGTTCGGCTTTTTGTTCTTTTTGATATTCTTGTTTGGTAGTGTTTATGGCATCAAATAGGCTGCCAAATCCAATACCGCCCTTAGATTCTGTGGCTGCCATAGCGGGTTGTACGCCTATGCGCTCAAAAAATGCTCGGCGGCTAGTAATTGGTAAATTATTAAACTCGGCTGGATTAGATAGCACTCTTTCTAATGGACCAGTATTAAATGGGGTGTTGGCGGTTGACATAGAGCGAGCAATATCTAGCGCTCTAGTCCTAGCATCCGCACTTAGATTTTCATGGACATATGGATCGCTCATCGTTTTTGCCTTGGCAAAGTACCGGTATTAGCAAGACTTTCAATATTTCGAGCCTTGCGCTCAAACTCATTTAATGCCTCTAAATTGGTCGGTTTAATCTTATTGTAAGCAGTTATTTTTTCTTGAGGCGTTAGTCTGTCTGACGCAAATATTGCCATTGCTTCATATACCCTAACATCTTTATTGTCGTCCCACGCGGCTTTATAACCCCTTGGGAGGTTAGCTTCATTTAATCCAAGTTGTAAGAACTTGTTTGCGCCTTTTGCCTCCAACATTGCGCCGTAAGCCTCTCCACGCAATTTGGTTGCTATATTTTTTAATATTTCAGGCGGGTATACCTCGTTACCTGTTGCTTGGGATACCAAAGCGGTTGTTGCATCGGTCTTGCCACCAATAGCTTGATTAGTTGCAATGACAAGGTCAGCAATTTCTTTAGACAATAATTTGTAATCTGCATCGCCAATGGCTGCTCTTAATTTAGCTTCCAACTCGCCAGGCTTACCAGCTTTAAAATCCCTACTAGATTCAATTTTGCTAATAGTTTGCAACACTCTATCAACGCGATCAAGACCTGTTGGCGCAGTTGATCCAACGGCTGATAGGTTTTTAATATAGGCTTGACCCTCAACAGTTGCTGCTTCTTCGCCAGGAGCGAATGGGCGAATATCACCTGCTCTGCGTACTGGGTATGGCAAAGCAAAGCCAGGGTCATTTCTGCTTGCAACCATATCAGCGCTGGTAACCCCTTTGGGCGCAGTTCCAACCTGTGGCGCTGCTGCTGGGGCTGCTGCTGGGGCGGGCGCAACTGCTGGAGGAGGTGCGGATGGTGCTTCTTGTGTTTGTATAACTTTTGGTTGTGTTATTGTGCCCGGTCCTTTGCGGAATAAACCAATTTGGCCACCAGATGTGGTTAATTCAGGAGTTTGTAATTGTTGCTGGCCAGTTGGTCCAATCTGAGATTGGATTACATTGTCAAAGTATTGGCCAAGTTTTGTTGGATTGCGTTCCGCAATTAAAAATCCCATGCGCATTGTAGCGTCAACTTTTGGTTGTGGAATTCCTAAAGACAATGCTTTTGATCGTATTTCTTCCATTGCATTTAATGCTTGGGCTTGATCTCCGCTTTCAATTCTTGGATCATTTCTAAATCCACCAAGCAAAGACATAGCAACCGCAGTCTGGTCTTTGTCCAAAGTAAATTGAGATTGTTGTGTTTGAATTTTAGATTGCTGGACCAATTCAGGAAATATCTCTTGTTCCCGTTGATATGCTTGCGCACTACGGGCTAAACCTATCATTTCTGGCAATGTCATAGTTGCCGGTGGTTTAGCACTTAATGAAATGTCTGGTTTTATATTAATTGCCATGATTAATGTTTTCTTTCCTAATTAACTATGCTGGTCCGCTAACCGGTAACCGAGCCCCGCTAAAATTACCAAAATCTTGATTCATTGTTGAGTAATTGCCATAGCCGCCCATGCCAGGTTGTGTTACTGCGGCTGGGGAGCCTTGTGGTCTCATAAATGAATTTAAAAACGCTAAGTTGCCCACATTTCCAAGAGCGCCTGCGTATGCATTTGCAGAACCTACAGTTCCTGCTGCATTAGCTGCGGCTTGACCAGTAATTAATCCAGTTGTACTAGCTGCATAGTTTTGACCTGCATTGACACCTGTATTAACCGCATTTTGACCCATGCCAGCAATATTGGCTAAGGTGTTATAAATATTACCCCGTTCGGTTTGGAATCGATTAAATGCGTTGCCGTACTCAGTAGATGCTAGATTTTGACCATAATCAGTCAGGGCGCGTAATGTGTTACCGCTTATTGCCCCGCCGCCAATATTGGCTAAACGCTCGGTAGCCTGAGTTCCCAAGCGCTGGCGAAATGCCATGCTAGGGTCTAAATATTGCCCAAATTGTTCTGGTCCAAACTGTGAAGTTAAAAACGGCTTCATCCGCTCAATGTCTTTAAGGGCGGTATATCCTTGCTCTCTGTATGGGGCCAAATCTTCTCTGCCTTGTTCATACATGGCTCGTTCTTGGTCCATAGCGCGATTAGCGGCAGCTGCTTGCATACTTGCGGCATCTTTAGCGGCTCGTGATTGCAGATAAGCGCCACCTAACGAGGTAACGCCTCCAATAACGGCAACGGCTGGATTAGGCATTCTCAAACTCCTTTACATAATCTTCATAAGTCTCGCCATACAATTTGGCAACATAATCGGCAGAACTTGCTGCCCCATCAAACCCGTGAACTAAGCGCACTACCTCTAATATTAGGTCGTAGTACGCAGCCCGCCACATATAGGCCTTGTGTAATTGTTCTCTATTATCTTCCAATTTGTTAGCGCCAATCCACTTCAAAATAAGAACACTTACTAAAGGCAACAAATTATGGGAATAAGTCTGGAAAAAATGGTTTTGGGGTAATTCCACCATAACCTGATAAATGACCTTTTCTTTCTGTCTTGGCTCTACAGGGTCATCATCGCGCCAATCATCTAAACCTTGGATAACCGAAAAGAAGTCTATAAGCCACTTTTGCGCAGTTGGCGGCAAACTAAGAGGGGCAAGTAATTGTTCAGTCATAGGTTGTAGTAAGGAATTCGTTTAGACTCGCCGTTAACCGTAACTTCAATAAATCCCTCTGGGTTTGCCGGCAGGGTAGCCGATCCAGCGGTGGCCGTAGATGCGCTCGAAAAGTTCAATAAATTAAGCAAAAATAGTTGCCAGGCGCGGGTTGGCCGTCCCGTATTGTCAATTAATGGGCTTGTTGGCAGCCGTTGGTTTTGCGGTGTAGACATTAATTTTCTCCAGCTTCGGCCTTTAAATTTGCAGAAACAATGACTGCCTTGACGGGGTCCGAGATAGAAACCTCAAATACCTTATCACGGGAAAACCCTAAACGCCGCCAAATAGCACGATTTAAGTATTTTCCTTGTTTTCCAATGGATGTCCAATATTCATTAGACCAAGTTGATCCGCCGTCATTAGACCAGCGCAACATTGCCTGCGGGTCCTCGCCTTGGCCGGTAGACAGTCCAACGCCTGGCTGGAATTGAATCTGCAACTCATGGAAATACTGACGCTGCAAGTCGCTTGTTATATGCGGGGCTCTGCGAATCCGGCGGATTGGCTGGCCATCGTCTGTATAAAAGTTACGGCTTAATTGATAAATCTTGCCATTTTCGTAATCCCCAACCAATACCTGCTGGTTAAAAAATGCGCAGCAATTACCACGGTGGCGCTCGTATTCGTTCTGATTGTTACGGTATAACCATTTATGCCATAAGCCGGTGGTGTTGTCATACGCCCAAGTTAAGCCGTTAGTCCCGATTGAGGGAAAGGTTACGACATAGACCTCATGGCCTTCAAGCTGATAGGTCCACGCTATCGCATTAGACACATTTTGATTTACTAGGGTTGTTTCTACCGCATGGGTTGATATTCTCTCAGGAAAATATCCATTCATGCGAACTACCATTGCTTCGCCGCGATTGTTTTTGGACACATACGCAAACGAGTTGCCCATTCTGGACATAGAATATTGCGCTGCAATACCTTGCTGGGTAGATGTGCCAGGAATCCTAGTAAAGGGGAAAGGCACCGCGCCCGAATTAATCCAGACTTCGGAGGACATTTCGCCCAATAAATAGACCTCTCGGCGGTCAACAATAATGGACACTAGGTCATCTGGTGAGCCATCCTTACTAGCAAACGATAGCGGATCAGTAATAGGGCTTAAAAGGTCTGAGGCTGCCCATAGCTGCGAATCAGGTTTGTTATAAACAAAGTAATTGTCGGTAATATCAACCGTTCCACCGCCTTGGAATGGGCCATCGGTTGCAGGCAATACAGTCCAGTTAATTGCATAAGTAGCAACGCCAGCGGATGCGTTCATTGTGGTTGACGCTACGGTTTGAGATGGTGTTACGGTGTAGCTTGTGCCATCAATTGCGGTGCTTGATACTGCCGTTGTTGTGCTTGTATTCCATGTGCTACCGCTGCCGGACCCGCTTATGTTTGATGTAATTCTTGTGCCAGCTGGAACTCCAGTTCCAGTTAATACCTGTCCAACTGATATTGTGCCGGTTGTTAAAGTTCCAATTGTTAATATTCCGGTTGTGGCTGCAATACTTGATCCTGTGGATGCAAAAGTATTAACCGCAGTAATTGTGGTTGGTACTGATACGCCTAAACCAGTAACATAATTTCCATTGCTAATTGTTCCGCTAGTTGTTGCGGTAACGCTTAAAACAGTTCCAGCAATTTGTCCTGTAAAGATTGCAGCCGAACTTGGAACTGTTTGTGAGGCGCTAACTGTGTAAGTTCCTACACCACCAGAACCTGTGCCAAAGGCCGTAATAATAGTTCCATCGGTTACACCAGAACCCTCAATGGTTTGGCCAATTTTTAGGGTTCCGCTTGTAACCGCACTTACCGTCATGGTTGTGCCAGAGATAGACGCAGTCACAATAGCGGGCGCGGATGTGGAATTAATTGTGGTTGATGTAACGGTCTGGGAGTCGCTTACCGTGTAAGTTCCAACTCCGCCCGATCCAGTACCAAGCGCGGTAATCACGGTATTTTGATCTACGCCTTGCCCAAAAATAGCTTGGCCAACGGCAATCGTTCCGCTTAAAACAGAGGTTACTGTAAGGGTTGTTCCCGATATAGAACCGGTAAAGGTCGCTGCGGACGGGTTTGAGATAAACCAGCAATAGCGGTATGTTTCGTCCACGATATAGACATTCACGCCGTTATCCACAATCCCGACTAAGCCGGTGGAAGTGTTCATTTGCCCAATCATTTTGGGCGTGTAGTCCGACTCCATAACATATACAAAGTCACCGCAAACAGTTACGACTTGGGTGCCACCAGACAAGGTACGAATGCCCCGCACTTCCTCTTGGTTAGGCAGAATGGCTACGGTTTCAAGTCCTGGCGTTGGATAAAGCGCCATAATGCCGCGGTCACCTTGCGGTTTAGTGGGGTCTATTTCAGGGTAAAAATTAATGCACTCTTGGGCATCCTGATAAATAGAGGGTGCTTCGTAAGCTGCGCCAACGAATCCAAAGTCTGGCATTAAAAGCCTCCGGTCAGAATCCAGCCAGCGTCTGCTCTCTTACCAACAATCAATGAATCCTCAAATCGAGCCACTTGCATTGGTTTCATATTGTTGCGTTTAATGGTTGCCTTGGCATGGCTTGCAAAGCCGTTAATCATCTGTATTTGCGTTGGGCTGGCTTTTCCATACATCGGCATCAAACGCTCGGCTAAACACCATCTGAGAGCCATTAAATAGCCCTGTGGGATAATTATCTCGTCATTGATGGTGGTAAAGCGCTGAAACAGGGTATCCGCAAATATGTGCATCTCACCTTGGGATGGATTAGGCCATACGGTTATTGTCCCCAAAGACTCGCCTGGCTGATAGTATAGGGCGCGAGGCCATGGGCCGTTAAGGGTCTTTAAACCAATCAACTCATAGTTTTCTAAATTGAGGATGGCTACCGGATAATCTAAGCCGCCATTTAAAATAGGCTGGCCGTTGGAGTTAGTGTTTACCCTAACAAATGCCGAATTAATGGATAAAGGGCGCTCGTAATACGCACTAATCGTAGTGCTGGCAACGGTCTGCGAAATGTTTACGGTATAAGTTCCATTGGAATTTACATTACCGCCTGCGCCTGATTTAAATCCTGTAATCTTTGTGCCAGCTGCCACGCCAGAGCCAGTAAGGGTCATGCCCAAGGCAATTGCGCCGCTTGATACATTGGTTACCGTTAGAGTTGTGCCGCTAATTGAGCCGGTTATCGTTCCGCCAATTTGCCCGCCCTCACCAATGGTGTACTGGGTTTGACCTGCGGTTAGGGTAAAAATAATTTCGGTCTTATAAAAAACCATCATTTGCTCGTTTGACCATTGGTCAACCATGTCATTGAGCATATCAAATGCGTCTTGCGAATCCGCAGGCGCGGGAGTCTCACCAGCCTCTAATGCCCCAATATCTTTAAGGGCGCGAGAGATGATGTCGATTGGTTGTGTCATATCGTCACCTTAAATGTGTCCACGGCCCAGGGCGGTTTAGTTGTTGCTTCCAAACTAAGCGTATCCAGTTGCTCTTGTAATCTATATTTTATAAGATGTTTGCCGTCTTGGGTAGCATCTAAATCAATCCAATGGATAACCTGGTGTTCGGTTGTATCCTCATCCACCATATGCGGAGTAAGCATTTTCCAATTACCCTCGGTCTCAACAGAATTTTTCTCATCTGTTGCTTTGCACCAATATTTAACGGATTTTAGAACCCCGTCAACAATGACGGTTTCTAGTATTTTCCATTGGTAATTAGTCATAGTCTTGGGAAAGATAGGTCTAGGGCAATTAATTGTTCTACAGAAGTTACCGCAGCAATTGCAGTTTCTAGTTCTTCTGATTTGGCTACTATGCTTGCACGATAGGTAGCGACAGAACTAGGAATATCTACATTTCTCTCAGCTTTGCGGATTACCATCCAATCGGTCTGAGCAAGAATAGAACCAGCATTATGCTTAATATTGGCAATAAAGACAGACTTTAGACCTTTAGTTACCAATCTTTCCGCAGAGTCAACCATTGCCTTTTCGCCATCAACAATACCTAAAACTTTGACATAAAGAGGATTTCCGTTTTCATCGGATTCTTCTTTATCCTCTAATGCTTTGGGATGGTTAATATCACCATTCCAATAGAATCGGTCATCTGCACGAACTGGATCAGCTTCCCATACTAGACCGATAGCAGACTTATCTTCCTCAGATGCTAGACGAATCCAGTTTGCAGGGTATTGAATGTCATTATGAGTAAATGGTGTATCCAATTGGATAGTCATAGTTCCTATTTTAAAAGGCATAGTAGTTCCTATCTTGCGTTAGCGTATTTAAAGGGATATTCGGCAAAGGCTGCATATATGTATGTAAAACTTGATGAATTGCCAAAATTGTTAGAATTTCTTTGTTTAAAACCATTGGATAAGATGTCTATTGAACCAGGCGCAGTTATCGCTTCTGCACCATTATTATCAGGTTGTAATAAAGCATCTGCAACATTATATGAATTGCGTTTTGCATCATAAATTGCCCAACCATCTGTTCCATTTGCCTTTTTGTAAAGAACAAAAACTGGTCTAAATCCTGTATAAATAAAAGTGCCATCATTGGAATTATTGCCAACATATGATCCAAATGCAGAGTATCCAGCGACTTGTGCAAAGCAGTAGGCTACATAAGTTCCGCTTGTTCCGTTTACATCGTTAGAGCTACCAATAGTAAATACTGAATCTGTTGGCTGAACCACAACAGTATTATTACCAAACCTTAAATTTGCATTGGCAGTCTCTGCGGCAAATGTCTCATTTAAATAAATATAAGCATTTGATGTTGATGTGTGGAAAACACACCATCTTTCTGCGGCATTTCTTTTCTTCACAATAATCATAGCAGGCGCAACACCAAGCCCATGACCTACTGTGCCTGTTGAGCCATTTGCACTATAAGTAACAACACTAAATCCAGAACTTGTATTAGCACTTACTGTAGATGTAATAGTGCCAGCAGTATTGGTTACTGCTGGAGTTCCACCTGCTCTCCATTGCCAACCAACATAGTTATTTGAGCTTGCATTGACCGCTGGGGCAGAGCCAAGGCTAAACCCATTTGAATTAAATGAGGTTAATGTGGTTGTTTCTGTTTGTTCATCAAGCGTTGTTTCATACAGTCTAAGTGTAGCTCCACGAACACTATCAAACCGAGCATGATTATTTCCACCTGTTCGGTTTTTAATCCAAACACAGTCAGGTTGCATAGAACCGCTATTAGTAATACTTTGAGTAGAATTATTACCTGCCCACAAGGTAACATCCATATACTTATTAGCTTGTGTAGATGCAGTAGCACCAATCGTAGGAGTAGGTAAGTTAAATGTGTTTAATCCTGCAAAGCCTGTTGGTGGTGTGTAGGTGAATGGTTGTTGTCCGTAGTTGGCTATAAAAGAATCGCCTGAAGTTCTAAGCCAAACCGCAGGATCAATAAATACACCAGTTGGTAAAGCTGAAAAATCTATTACTGTATTAACAGTATTGTTGACACGAATTGTGGCAGTTTTGGTATCAGCATCAATTGCAAATGAAATAATTTGACCGCTAGAATAACCAACTCCTGTAGTGCTAGTAATTGTGCATACACCAAAATTACCTATTACTCCATTTTGTTGAAGAATTACAGTTCCATCTGGAATAAATAAACCAACAAATCCATTAGATGATGATGAGTATGTTGCTGTAAATTCTAGGTAGAATTTGCCTGATATATTGGGAATTCTAATACTTGAACCTATTTGAACAAGATCATTGTTGTAGGCTATCTGTAAGTTTCCATTAGAATATGTAAGGTTGCTAGTTAGGTTTGTATAAACTCCAATTCCATTAAATGTTGCATAATTAGCCGCAGTAGCACTTGTCAGAGTAGGCACATCGGTCATACTGTCGTATGTAGAGCCAGCAGTTAAGCTAAAGTTATTGGTAGTCCAATTGTTACTATTACCTGAGAAGTCGTTACCTAATGTGCTAGTAGAAGTTGTATCTGTAAACTTTAAATAAAAACCATTAGTGCCGTAAGTTCCTGTGTATTTTTTTGGAATCCACACTCCAGTTATAGAGGATGTTTCGCCAAATGATGATGCTGTTAACTGCTGACCATCAATCCAGTTATATTCTGCAAAATAACAGCTTGTATAGTAAAAGGATGAATTAAATGCGCCAATATATTGCGCTGTAGTATTGTTAAAACTTGTGCTGTCATTTTGAGCGTATCCAGTTCCTGAAAATGCTCCTTGATCTACACCATTTACATACAATTTGGCTCTATTACTAGAGGTTGCTTGAGTAGTATCAACCGCCAAAACAATGTGATACCAAGATGATGGATCACGAAATACCATTGGCCAGTAAAATTGGGCAGTCGCATTATTCTCACGAACAGTAAAACGATTATCAAGTGTAGCGCCAAAAGCGCCTGATCCAACAAGTAATATGTTAGATCCATCACCGCCAGCGCTAAGGAAGTTTGCGTTAGTAAAAGTTGTTCCAATGTTGCCAGCTTTATACCAAATAGAAAGTGTGAACTTTTGCCGATTACCAGCACTAGATGGGGTTCTATTTAAATAAGAACTAGCACTTTCTCGAAAGCGCAAAGATTTGGTTAGGTTATAACCTGTTGCACTATTAGAAGGCAATACTGGAAATGTCATTTAAGCAACACCTAGACTTGAGCCTTGCTGATACAAATTAGTTCCATCTGATCGGAAAGTAAAATAGTCTTTTGCTCCTGCTGCTGTTGAAAGAGTTGGAGCAGTTCCACCAGCCCATTTAAATACCGAATTCCAAGTTAATGTATTTGAACCTGAGTTTTGAATAACGGCTAAAGCATAAAAAGCGCCATTCTGTAGGTTTGTAGGTGCGCCCATTGTTCTATTGTTAGAAACAAAGGTAAATGTAGCTACTTGACCAGTTGAAGTATCCCAAGCAATAGTAGAAGCATCAGTTAAGGTTAAATTAGGTGAAAAACCATAAGTTACTTTAATTGAATTTGGCGCAGTTCCACCAATAGCAGGAGGACTAGCTAAATAAGTGCTAAAACCTGTTCCGCTTACTGTTGAAGATGCTGAAAGAGTTGTAAATGAACCAGCTCCGCTAAATGTAGTGGATGCTAAAACACCTGTTGACGGGTTAAATTGCAGCTTGGTGGACGAGACATTGCCGGTTGTAATATTGCCGGTTGTCGCATCGGTAAAGGTTAAATAACGGGTTGCGTTAGTAGTTGTATCGTCAACAATAGCTAGGCCAGAGGCATTAACTTGCCAAGTAGGGGCCGATGCGCCATTAGAGGTCAATACATATCCAGCGGTTCCGGTTGATCCATTAAGAGCAAGAGTGCTTGTAACATCTAAAGTGGTTACTTTGGCAGCTGCTGCAGTTGTGCCGCCAATACTCATATTATTAATTGTTCCAACAGAAGTTGGGGCAATTTCAAGAGAGCCCGATCCGGTGGGCTTAATATGCACATGACCAGTTCCAGTTGGACTAATGTCAATCTGGGCATTTGTACCATTTAAGTTAGTAGAAACATCTAACGAAACATTGCTGCCACCACCAGCACCCCATTGAAGTTGCGCAACACCGGAAGCGTTACGCAGCGCACCGCCAGCAGATGTTGCTGCATCAAAATATGGACCAACAAATTTAGTTGTTGCGGTAACGGTAGTGCCTGTAATAGTGTTTGCAGTTGTATTGCCAATGGTTGGCGGCGAGGATAAGTCTAATGTTCCGCCTAAAGTAATCGTCCCAGAGCCAGTAATTGGTCCGCCTGTAAGGGTTAAGCCGTTAACGGTTCCAGCAGTACCAACTGAGGTGACCGTACCCGTGGTTGGTGTTGCCCAAGTTGGCACTCCACCAGCCACAGTTAAAACCTGACCAGTTGATCCGATTCCAACAAAAGTCGTTGCGCCGGCACCGCTTTGATATGGGACTGATCCAGTTGCGCCACCTGCAATATTAGTTGCCGTGGTAGCCGTTGTAGCCGTGGTTGCAGTTGTTGCGGTGGCTGCGTTACCAGAAATTGAACCAGAAATTGTGCTGCTAACCGTTAGGCCAGACAGAGTTCCAACCGCGGTAATGCCTGTATAAGAACCTGAAATTCTGGCAGTATCAATAGTTCCGCTTGTAATTTGGGACGCTGCAATCGCAATACTTGTATTGGATGCGCTAGTAATTTGACCTTGGGCGTTAACGATTATTGTTGGTACTGCACTAGCAGAGCCATAAGTTGCTGCCGAAACGCCAGTATTGGTAATGCTAAATGTGTTGGCTGCAAGGGATAATCCCGTGCCAGCAAAATAAGTACCGGCAACGCTAAAGTTTGACCATGTAATAGCCGTTACGCCAAGAGTGCCGCCAGGTTGTACTGGGCAATAAAATGCTGCGCCAGCTTGTCCGCCA